CACGATACTAAAGAAATAGTAGATATGGCAAGTAGTGTAGGTAAGTATTACGATGACCTGCATGCCATTAATTGCCGCAAAGAGTTAGGCCAACCAGTTACAGAAGAAGAGCACGTTAAAGCAATCTATCTAGCATTACATGCTTCTTATGCATTAGAGGCTTTCCGTTTTATGGTTAGCTTTGCTACCAGTTTAGCAATGGTCGAGAACAAGATCTTTATTGGTAACGGTAATATTATCAGCCTAATCCTACAAGACGAATTGTTACACAAAGGTTGGACTGCTTTCTTAATTAATCAAGTAGTCAAAGAAGATGCTCGATTTGCTCAAGCCAAGATTGAATGTGAAGCAGAAGTTTATCAGCTATATATGGATGTCATTAAGGAAGAAAAAGACTGGGCCGACTATTTGTTTCAAAAAGGACCAGTTATTGGCTTAAACGCAAACATTCTTAAAGACTTTGTTGACTATACTGCAGTTGGTGCACTAAAAGAAATTGGTATTAAGTATCACGAGCCTGCTCCAAAAACTACACCAATTCCATGGTTCAATAAGCATAGTGATACACACAAGAAACAAACTGCATTACAAGAAAATGAATCCACTAATTATGTTATTGGCGTTATGTCAGATGCTATAGATTACGAGGAGTTACCAAGTTTATGAAAGCAGTAGTATGGAGTAAGTACCATTGCCCATTCTGTGATCAAGCCAAAGCTTTGCTCACAATGAAAGGTATTGAATTTGAAGAAAAGAAAATTGGAGATGGATTTTCTAAAGAAGATTTATTAGAAGCTGTTCCAACAGCACGTACAGTTCCGCAGATATTCTTAGATGATAAGCATATTGGTGGATTTACAGAATTAAAACAATATTTGAAAGGTTAATATGTTAATAACAAAAGGCATAGCAGAAGGCGAAGTAGTAACAATTAAAACAACTGCAGGTGAAGAAATTATTGCTAAGTTAGTACAAGATGATGAAAAGAGTGTCACAGTTAGTAAACCTTTAGCACTCACAGCAGGGGCGAAAGGTATTGCATTAGTTCCATTTTTATTTACTACGGATCCTGATACACAAATAACTATTTCAAAGCAGACGGTAATGGTAGTTGCACCAACTGATAAAGAATATGCAGATACGTACATTCAAAATACAACCGGAATTAAATTAGTCTAAGGAGTTATCAATGGCAATCTCAGAAGGACAAGCCCACATAATGGATATTAACACTGTTAACCTTTGGTTAACAAATGCTAAACACCAGCCAACAAAAAGTGTAGAAATAGAAGGAACTCCTGCTACAAGACAAGCTAGCATAACAGAATTTTTTACTAGTGTTGCTACATCAGCCGCATTTCAAGTTGCAGGTGGGTTAGCAGAAAAAGGCCTTGGCCAGTTAAAAGATGTTAATAATACAACTGTAGCTTTTTTAGAAGCAGACTACGGAGCATTTAATCCTATTACCCTAGGAGCAAAGGCTTTTGTAGCCACTAAGGATTTCATCGACGACGTCACTAATCAAGCGTTAGTCCTAGCTGACGATATAGCCTTAGCCGCATCAGATAAATTTAAATTAGGTACAGATATATTTAAAAACACTTTTACCAATCCGTTGGATAATAAGTATACGCAATGGATTGTTAAAACAACAGCAGATGCCGCAGACTATGTGCAAAAAGCGTCATCGTTATCCTCATATCCTGGCAGAGAGTTAGCTTTAAATGCTGCAGCACAATACACTAATGAAACTAGTCTTCCAACTTTTCAAAGTGCTGTAGATACTTCTAATAATTTAGTAAAAGGTAGTTTTACTATCGAAGATGCTGCTAAGTATGGACAAACAGAAACCGCGCAGGCTGCAGTTTTATCAACGAATATCGAAGAGTTTAATGAACCAGAAAACAATGAAATCTTACAAGCGTTAGGATTTGCTGAACAACCTACATTTGATCAATTAGCAGGAATCTTATCCAAATCCTCTCTTACAGATGCTTTGGAAGCAGCACAAGAAGATGAGCTAGAAAAAAGAAATGCAGATCTGACAGACGATGATAATTTTGCTGCCTGGCAAGCTAGTTTTGCAAGTTTGCAATCTTGTGTTCAAGCCGTAAGAGAAGAGGTCAGGGATAACATTTACTATCAAACTCAAGTGATTGCTCAAGAAAATGCTCTGAGATCCTTAGAAAGAATACAGACAACACTAGAAGGTGTTACAGATGCCAATGTTTTAAGCACATTTGATAAATGTTTAAAATCTAGCACTAAACAAGGATTAGAAGCTTTACAATATTTTTCTTCTACTAACGAAAATCAATAAAATATTGACATATTTAAATTAAGACTACATAATAAGGCACAAAGGAAAAAATATGACTAACAAATATGAACAATTTACCAAAATCGTAGAATCTATGGAAACAGATTTCGAAAAGTTTTACGATAAAGGTGTAAACGCAGCAGGAACCCGTGTACGCAAGCATCTACAAGAATTAGCTGCTCTTTGCAAAGAAGTGCGTAAAGATGTAACTGATACCAAAAATTCACGAAAAGAATCCAAATAAATACTTGTATAATTAAGGAGATTTACTATGGGTAAATTAGTTAGACAACGTGCAGCAAAAGTAAAAAAAGCTCAAAGACAAAAAGATACACGTAGAGCACGTAGTAAATAAAATGTCGTACTCAAATCAAGTTATCGATCATTACGAGAATCCCCGTAATGTTGGAAAATTAGATAAAAACGATCCGCAAGTAGGAACCGGCTTAGTCGGCGCTCCTGCTTGTGGTGATGTGCTTCAGTTACAGATTAAAGTAGAAAATGATGTCATCACAGATGCCAAATTTAAGACATATGGTTGCGGTTCGGCGATCGCATCTTCGTCGTTGGTCACTACGTGGCTTAAAGGAAAGAGTCTTGATGAAGCGGCTGAAATTCAGAATACCCAGATTGCGGAAGAACTCGCGTTACCACCTGTCAAAATCCACTGTAGCATATTGGCAGAAGATGCAATCAAAGCGGCACTGAAAGATTACAGAGAAAAAAATGGTGTCACTCACTGAAAAAGCTGCTAAGAAGGTTTTGACTCATTTAGAAAAACGAGGACGAGGACAGGGAATAACTATTGGTGTTAGAACCACAGGCTGCTCTGGACTTGCATATAAACTAGAATATGTAGATGTACCTCCAATAACACGCGACTGGATGACGTATAACAGTAACGGTGTTACAATTTGGGTAAATGGTAAAGATTTACCCTATCTTGATGGTTTAACAATGGATTGGAAAAGAGAAGGCTTAAATGAAGGCTTTGACTTCATCAATCCAAAAGAAAGAGATCGCTGCGGTTGCGGCGAGTCTTTTAGGATTTGACACAAACCATTTTCTGTTGTAAAATAGCATTTTAATTACAAAAGGATACTAATATGAGTATGCATTTGCATCATCCATCTTTATCTTTGAACGGAAAGAAAAAAGGTAAAAAGAAATGGGCATCTGCTGAGGCAAAAAGACAAGCAGAGCAGTTGCAAGAGTCTTGGAATGAGATTGTAAAAAAGTATTCTCCTTCAAATAAGATAGCAGCAAAGACAAAGAAGTTGTCTTACTCATTGAGTATACCCGAAAATCGTTCAACTAAGCATATTCCTAGCGTCGATTCTGGCACAGGAAATGCTACAAAAGCAGCACCCAAAGTTTATACAGGAACGAAGGTCAAAGGCATCGCAACTATGCATAAAAGCAACGCTGTTCCTGTATTTTCGGACGAAGAAGCAGTAGAAATTTCCAAAATGAGGCGAGGTTAAGTGCATAAGTATAAACTAGCACTTTTTTCGGTGTCTAAATTGGATAATTATTTAATGTGCCTTGAAAAAAGACACACATTAAATTTTTTTAAAGGAGATGCCAACGGCCAAAAATTAACCAAAGACGGCGCTAGCGACGCCTGATCCAGCGTAAAGGAGAAAAAAACATGATACGCATTATTAAATTTTTTACAATGTCTATGTCAATATTTGTCATAGCACTTTTAAGCCAAAAAGTTATCTTAGCTAAATTTGAACATCTGAAAGCAGAAAAGCAATATGTTAGCCCGATAACTGCCAAAATGAGACAAACGCAATTAGAATGTCTCGCACGGAACATCTACTACGAAGCAGGTTATGAGCCCTTCGAAGGTAAGGTTGCTGTAGCACAAGTTACTCTTAATAGAGTCGAAAGTGGACAGTTTCCTGCAGATGTTTGCCAAGTCGTATATCAAAAGAATATTGTATACGAAAAAGTCCTATGCCAATTTAGCTGGTATTGTGAACAAGCCAGTTTTAAGAAGCCAGTCAATGGTGTGGTATATGCAGAAAGTATGGAAGTAGCAAAGAAAGTTTTATTGGAAGGATTTAGGTTGCCCTCAGTGAAACAGGCACTATACTATCATGCAGATTATGTAAATCCGCGATGGAATAGAACTCCAATCGCAAAAATAGGTCGTCATATATTTTACAAATAAGAGGAAAAAATGGTTGAAACTTTGAAATTGAAATTAAAGAACTTTTTCAGTGCAACACTGTGGATTAGATTTATCAGAACACATGCACCAAATATTTCAGCAGAAGCTGCTGGTTGGTGTGCTGTGGTGCTGCTACATCTTGCAACCATTCCAACATTACTTGCAGTTTTAACAGGACTAACAGAAAAGCTTCCTCCAGTTGATCTTATTCTATTCAGCTGGGTAGGTTTATTCTTGCTGTTCTTAAAAGCTACTGTGCAAAAAGATCTTCTTAACATTGTTACAATAGGGTTTGGATTCTTTATACAAGCTTCTTTGTTGGCCCTTATTGTATTCAAGTAACCAATATATTTGACCTAGAAAAGCCTCTACGTTAGAATACGATAGAGGCTTTTTACTGATAAATATTAGATAATTAAGGAGCATTACAATGCCATCAGGATTTCAACAAAACGTAAACCAATTAGCACCAGGTTTATACAGAGTAGTACTAACAATGGGTGCAGGAACAGCAACTTGGAACGCTGCAAGTCCTGCTAACGGTGCTGTTAATCCTTTTAACTGGGATTCATATACAACTAAACCTAGCTCAGACGCTAACGGACAAAGACTTGCCCGTGGTAACATGCGCTGGCAGTTTATTCTTGAAGAAGTTTCAAAATATGCCGATGCACAGATTCTTGACGTTGAAGTAACTAGTTCAGATACTACTGATGCAAATAGTGTACCTTCTTCACTTGCTTTTACTATCAAATATGATAGAGATGCATTCGTACTTCCTAGTGTACAAGGTGTAGCAACTACTTTTACTCCAACCACTGGTGGAGCAGTTACAATCGATAGTACTGCTAAGGCAATTCGTTATCTAGTTGGCCAAGCAATCGGTCGTAATGCTTATACCAAAAAATTCAACACTTATAATGCAACTGCTGTAAGAGGTGAGTTGCAAGACATCACTGTTAATAGACCAGATGCTGTTGCAGACATTTACGATGATGTAGCAGTTAATCTTCTTGACGGAACCGAATTAACTTCAACAGTATAAAAATTTTATGATTTTAGCCTGGCTGTTACTTCTAACTGGATTAACACTTTCGGCGGTCGCAATTTACTACTCAGTAGTAGGTTTGGCCGCTATATTTTCCGCGGCTGTTATTCCAATCTATATAATGGGATCCTCGTTAGAGGTTGCTAAATTAGTTTGCGCAAGTTGGCTCAAAGCTAATTGGGAACGTGCTCCACGTTTCATGAAAATTTATATGGCCGTTGCTGTAGTCGTCTTGATGATTATTACATCCATGGGTATCTTTGGATTCTTGTCTAAAGCACACAATGATCAAAATCTAGTAAGTGGCGATGTACAAAGTCGTATTGCAATTTACGATGAAAAAATTGCAACAGAAAGAAGTAATATAGACGCATCTAAAAAAGCATTACAGCAAATGGACGCACAGGTTGATCAAATGTTAGGTCGAACAGACACTGACAGGGGAGCAGAACGTGCAGTTCAAATTAGAAAGAATCAAGCTAAAGAACGTAATGCATTACAGGCAGAAATTACAAAGAGCCAAAAGGAAATAGCCAAGCTACAAGCAGAACGTGCTCCTATTGCCGCAGAAGTTCGTAAAGTGGAAGCGGAAGTAGGACCAATTAAGTATATTGCTAAATTTATCTATGGTGATAAAATTGATGAAAACTTATTGGAAAAGGCTGTTACATGGATTATTATTCTAATTGTTATTGTGTTTGATCCTTTAGCAGTTATTATGTTACTTGCTGCGCAAATGACATTTGGGTGGTTAAAAACACAGAAAGAACAGAAAGAAGAAGATAAAGCTGTTGAGGAGTTTTTTGAAAAAGGTAAAGAAACTGCAAGAAAATTAGATCAAGAGGAAGAAGAAAGAAAATCTATCACAGATCTAATCATTCCTCCTACGCCATCAAACCATGCTATTTGGGAAGATGCATTAGTAGCAAACAAAGAAAGTACTGAAGAATCTCCAATACAACCAGAAGAAACCGTTAAAATTGAGCAAGAGCCAGCAGTTACTGAAGCCAAAGAAGAAGTTGCTCCTATGCCTTTAGAACAATGGAATGCTATGATCGAGGAGGCTGAAAAAGCTGTCGAAGAAGAAAAATTAAAAGAAAGTATTGCTAAAGGGGAAGCTTATATTGATAGCGAAGGCAATACAGTTAATTTAGAAGAAACTGAAGATTCAAAAAAAAAGAACTATATGATGAAAAGCGAAACGGGACAATTGGAAGTCAAGGAAGTGGATATGTCCAAAACGCAGAGCAAGGCGAAAACACAGTCTGGGGAAGAATAAACAAAGAAAAAACTCATTCAAAAGATGAGCTATATGTTTTATATAATTTAACTAATGAATTTAAAACTCTAAATGTAGATCCAAATGAAGATTTAGAGCTATATAATTTTATAGAAGAAACAAAGAAAAAAGGTCCTCGATTTAGCAATTATACGCTAGATCGTTTAGAAATATTCGTTAAAAAAATAAATGAACTTAGGAAAAATAACTCTAATAACTCCGCCGGATAAGCTTTTTAATCTAACATTAAGTTATCTTCTGGTAAAACCTAGTGTGTCAGTTAAACAACAATTTCATACAATCTTAAGTCGTTGTGTCGACGACATAAATGTTTTCATATATGATGAGAAAGAAAATGATATCGATTGGTTATTAAGTGTAGCGGGTAACGTTGATGTAATTGTAGTCGACGTTGACAACTGCGACGAAACAACAAAGATTTTTATTAGTTACTTATTAGCACAACCTAATACACATTTTATTACAACTGACGAAACTACGCCTTACAACTTAATTAATAAAAATAGAATTTATAATTTAGATCAAATTGCTGAAAAATTAGCAAGTATTGATGACGAGGACGAAGAAGAGGAAGAAGATGAATAAGTCTAGAGGTACAGGCATCACTGCAAAAGAAGGTGAAGGAATAAATCAAATGTTACGTAGATTTAAACGTAAAGTTGATGATGCTAAAATTTTAGAAGATTTAAGAAAAAAAGAATTTTACGAAAAACCCACTACTGCTCGTAAACGTAAAAAAGGAGCAGCTCAAGCACGTTGGCGTAAAAAATTAGAAAAAGAACAACTTCCTCCAAAACTCTATTGACAACTTTCTAAATTTCTGTTAGCATATAGACTCACAATTCTATAGAAAGTGTATATGCTAACAGACGTAATGATAGATTTAGAAACACTAGCAACTTCCCCAAACGCTGCTGTATTAACAATTGGTGCCGTTAAATTTGATCCATTTGGAGATGATGTACACGAAGCCACTTGTAAAAAGTTATATATCAAAGTCGATCTTGATAGTTGTCAAGATCTCAATCTTGACATCAGTGACGATACTATTCAGTGGTGGGCATCGCAAAGTCAAGAAGCCCAAGACGAAGCCTTTAGTTCTGAAGGTCGAATTCACATAAGAGATGCAGTAGAACAGCTATATAAGTTTTGTTGGGGTGCTAAACGTGTATGGAGTCACGGCGCTAGTTTTGACATTGTAATTTGTGAAAATATTTTTCGTAAAGTACAAAAATCAGTTCCTTGGAAGTTCTGGGACGTAAGATGTACAAGAACAATGTTTGACTTAGGAATGGATCCTCGTCGTCCTCCTGTATTAAAACATCATGCGCTAGAAGATGCATGGAATCAAGCAGTTGGTGTTCAAAATATGTTTAGATCCTTGCGAGGTGCCAGTACGATGGATGGAAGATCATTCCGTCCTCTTGCAAATGAAAGATAAGAATGCGTATTGAAGAAGACATTAAATTAGATTTCAGAGATGTTTTAATTCGACCAAAAAGATCAAAATTAGCAAGTAGACAAGATGTCGAATTAAACAGAAAATATAAATTTAAGCATAGTGGATATGAATACACTGGCATCCCAATTATGGCAGCAAACATGGACGGTGTTGGCACATTTGAGATGGCAGAAACTATTCAACAATATAAACTATTCACTTGTATCAAAAAAGATTATCTAATTGAAGATTGGGGTAAAGTATATTTAAATTTAGATTGTAATCATATCGCAGTGAGTACCGGAACAAGTGATAAGGATTTTGAAAAACTCGATACTGTTCTCACTGGTATTGGAAAAATTAAATTTATTTGTATTGACGTAGCAAACGGCTATAGTGAACATTTTGGAGACTTTATAGCCAAAGTGCGAAGCAAATGGCCTATGCACACAATTATTGCTGGTAACGTTGTTACTGCAGACATGACACAGGAGTTAATATTACGTGGAGCAGATATTGTTAAAGTGGGGATCGGTCCTGGCAGCGTTTGCACGACTCGTATTCAAACTGGCGTTGGTTATCCTCAGCTTAGTGCTATTATTGAGTGCGCTGATGCTGCTCATGGGCTTGGTGGACATATTATTGCTGATGGGGGATGTGCCTGTCCGGGAGATATTGCCAAAGCCTTCGGTGCAGGTGCTGACTTCGTTATGCTCGGAGGAATGCTTGCAGGCCACGATGAAGGCGGTGGTGAAATCATAGAGGAAATGTATGAGCTTTCTAGGACCCAGCAAGGTATGCTGGCAAATGATTATGAAGTTAAAAAATTCGTAGAATTCTACGGGATGAGTAGTGAAACTGCTATGAACAAGCATCATGGCGGAGTAGCAAATTATCGTAGTAGCGAAGGGCGTACTGTACGCATTCCGTACAAAGGGCCTGTAGCTGCTACGGTTCAAGATATTTTAGGTGGCTTGCGAAGTACCTGCACTTATGTAGGAGCGCCATCTCTTAAACAACTGAGTAAATGTACTACTTTTATTAAAGTGAATTCACAATTTAATGATGTC